GACTTAGCTAAAGTTTCACCTGATGTACCAGCTGTAGTAGGTACACGGATGTTAGCTACAAGTCCTGAGACTAAGCTAGCTAAGTACGCAGACGTAGAGAGAAGGACAACACCACCTAGCATACCTCAGACTAAGTTGAATGTTGATATTAAGAAAGTAGTACCTGCTGTTCAAAGGGTAGCTGCTGCTTCTTCACAACAAGCTGAAAGAGGAGCTGATAATTCTTTCTTACCAATGACACCAGATAGAGGTATTGATTTAAGTGAGCCATTTGTCCCAATAGTACCAGAGCGTATTGATGTAGAACAACCTGAGAATACAAGACCGGGATGGAAACTCCCACACCAATTTGAAGGTAGTACTCGTGAAGGTAATTACTGGAGTGCTGACTTTGAAGATGAACATTGGAATACACCAGCTGGTATCAATGAAGCTATGGGTATATGGGGCAGACCAGTAGGTAATCGTACTGTGAATCCACGCTAATGGGACAGTTTGCTAAAGGAATGTTGCAGGGAGTTAGAGAGTTAGGCTTCCCTGTTAAAAGAGAGAACATGAAAGTGGACTGGAAGAGTAACGCAGGTAGATTATTTAGTAAGCTTGGTATACCTGCTGTAGGTTTAGCTGGTGCTTATAGCGCAGTCACTGGTAAGTTTAAAGATGACGAAGAAGAAGTAGAAGCATGGAAGTCAGGATGGCAGACTAAGCTAGGACATGATGGTCCACCTAGACAAGACGATGATATATACAAACATGATGATGGTGAACAAGAGTTCGAGCTAGACTATAGAGAATACTTTGATACTAAACCTTTCTCGGAGCGTTGGTAAAAGGTGACATAGGTGGATGAGGTGGCAATCTCTTTTCTTCTTCACTCATTCGTTCCACCCTATACACCCAGTCGCGTCTACTGGTTGACATATTAGTTTACCTTGTATATCTTTCTGTTCCATCATCTTGTTATCTAACTGGCTACACCCTGTTATAGTTAATATAACTATTAGTACTGTTAAAGCTTGCATACTCCATCCTCACAATCATCATCGCTTGTTGTTATAATATATTCATCTGACCTACCTGCTGTAGTAGCAATAGGTAGTCTCCCTAAATTGGCACATGTATATTGATGAAGCAAGTTCGCATCATCTCTTATCTCACATCTCTTGACATACATACTGTAGGCATCTTCAAACTTTAAACTTAATACTTTTGCTCTCTCTGCATAATCTTCTGCTAATCTTCTTATCACTTCTTGCCTACCTGTCTGTGTCATCTACATCTCCAATTAATTCAACAACTACATAGTTGTCTTCCATTTCATCATCACCAAAACTTGAGGTGAATCCTCTTACATAGTCATAACTATCATCTTCTATTACACCTCCCTCTACGAGAGCATCCATAAGGAACTTATGTATAGGAAACGTGTAGTTATCTATGTCTTTCCTTCTCTTTCCTTTAAAGAATAGTATGTACTTAGGTGTCATACTCTTAAACTTAGGGAGTATGCTTACCCATTCTGCTACTACTTCATGGTAATCACGCTTAACCTTGTTCAAACTAAGGTAGTGCATGTTTCTATATACGTTCATACTAAATAGATTAGTACGCTTCTTATCTCCTCTGCCTTTACTATAACTTGGCAGCTTTAATACAGCCTTGTATACCATATCCTCCCCTTACTATTAACTACAGCTAAAGTACGCTGTAACCCCCTCTCATGCTCCTGTAAAAGGGGTTCTCGTGTAAAGAACCCCAGAGTTATCTAGCCTATCCAGCCTAATACCAAAGCTACGATTACTATACCTAAAAACACTGTAAGTGATTTGTTAGCTAGTACTTCTTCAATCATTTCTTTCATACATACTCCTTATTTATTATCAAAGTAGTTATATACTTCAGCTACCTTTGGGTAATTAACTACATCAACTAAGAACCTAGGTCCAGTTGAGTAGGCAAACACCTTCATGTTGGGGAAGCAGTGTTGTTTATACACACAGTAACTACATTCCATAGCAAGTTTCGTATTGCCTGATTTACCATCAGCGACTAACTCATAGCATTGCTCTGGTCTTTCATCACTAGCAACAACTTCTTTTAGATGCTCTATTCTTTCTTCTATCGGTTCATCGTATTCAAAGTTCTCGAAGTGAGTACATAGGTGTCCGTTAGTTTTATCTATCACTAACCATCCACCCTCTTTTACATTCAAAGATGCAGCGTAACCACGTAGCTGGTCGATATAACCAAACGGGTCATCCCATCTTAAGCCTCCTTCTTTGAACTTCTTGAATCCAAAAGGCGCAGCTGTTTTAACATCAATTAGTTTACCATCAATTACACAATCCATGCTACCTTTTATACCATTAACTTCTGCTTTTGCTTGTTGATGTGTCACCTCATGTCCAGATAATTTAACAAGAGCAAGCACTAACTCTTCTGTTGCGTGTCCATATAGAAACTTCATCAAGGTATTAGGTGTCATCTTTTCTTTAGACATACCTTTGTCTACATACCATAGGAATCTATCTTTCCTACCTATGTTAGACATGCGTAAGGTACGCTTATCTTCATGTACCTTGAGTACATTATCTCTAAGTATAGCTTTCATTGACTCACCAAACTCATCGATGACAGCCTCAGTGTCTACACCTTCAGCTGCTTTACTTGATGCAAGTACTTCGTACACATCTTCTACTAAAGTATCTATCTTCTTCATTTCATATCCTCCATTGGAATTTCCATCTGCGTTTGTATTAGTTTATCTAGATACCATCTAGCTTTTCTTAAGTCCTGTATCCCGGACTTCTCTTTGTATCTAGTTACGTACTTGATTATGTTACCCTCTATAAACGACATCTCATTACTTGTGATGTAGTCTGTTACTTCTACGCTACCCTTTTGATAGTAGCTTGGTGAAATGTTATTGCTCATTAGTGTGTCTCCCTCCATGTGTCACCTACTTTATAGTCACCATCCAAAGGACAGTTCAGTTTAAAATCTTTACCTGCTTTCTTTATACAACTAACAGCTAAGTCACCAAAGAACTCTGCTTGGCTCTCATCTACTTCAGCTTGTATCTCATCATGTATCTGTCCTACTAGCTTATACTTTATCTTGTATACCTGAGTAAAATGGTCAAGTAATACCATGGCTCTCTTCATTACAATTGCACCTGCTGATTGTAGTAGTGTATTAAGCGCAGCATGTGGACTACGTATGTGTAGTACCCTACCATCTAATCCTACAAGCGACCCACTATTAGAATCCTTAACAACTCTAGTTCGTAGTTTCTTAAGAGCCGGTGTATTTTTAAGGAATTCCTCCTTAAGTCGTTTACCATCCCTAGCTGTTCCTCCGACAACGCTCCCGATTTTACCATCACCTGCTCCGTATAAGAACGCATAGATAAATGTCTTTGCTTTATCTCTAGTGTCAAGATTTGCAGCTCTTTGATTTGCTGTGTGTATGTCTCCATTAATAACCTCGTTGGTGTAGTCTTCATCATCCATGTAGTGAGCAAGCATCCTAAGTTCTAAGCCTGAAGCATCCATACCTACTAACTTGTATCCTTCTTCTACTGTGAATAACTCTCTACATTCTTCACCATAAGGTGAGCTGCTTGCTGGTACTTGTGCTAGGTTAGGCTTTGAGTGTGTCATCCTACCTGTCACAGCACCACACGTATTTACATAGCCATGTATCCTATCGTTATCATCGATGGCATCTATCCACGCACCTACTAAACCCAGTCTCTTCTGTATCATTAGGTACTTAGCTATGAGTTTACCTTCAGGTATATCTATGTTCTCTAGTACAGTCTCTGATATTATTACTGTACCTAATTCTGTATACTCTTTAGGTATCCATCCAAAGTGTTGTAGGTATCTAGCTATCTGTTGTCTACTACCTAAGTTAAACTCTGGGTAAATGTAATGTCCCCATTCTTTCTTACTAAAGTCTTTCCATTGCGCACCCTTACTCATCTGTGCTATGAATCGTTTAGATAAAGTTCCATCTTTATTCTGACACTTAGCACCCGGATGATTAAGTTCTACCCATACAGGTAGCGGTGTGAATACCTTACGTACTTCATCTTCAGCTTGGAACATCTCTTCTTTAAGCGCAGCAAGTAAGTGACTAGCTTTACGTATGTTAAACTTCCAGCCATTCACTGTCTGTTGATGAGTTATCTTAGCTATCTTATGTTCCATCTCTAGTGCTACACTTGACATAGACTTAGAGTTAAGAAGCTTGTACAATTTAGCAGTAACTTCTACATCTTGTTTACAGTACTCACCCATCTCTTGTGTGTAGTGTGTCCAGTCATCATACTCACCCTTAGGGTAGTTCAATCTTGTACCCCACGCAGCTAAGGAATGTCCTCCTTCTCTACTTGGGTTGTCCAGTCTACTCATCACTAGGGTATCTTCAACATCACCCCACCAATCGAATCCTAAGAGCTTCTTAAGTACTGGTAAGTCATAGCAAATTACGTTGTGTCCTACTAGAACTTCAGCATCTATCTCTACTAACCAAGCAGGAAAGTACTTGACTGTATCAGGTGTCCAGAACTCAGACACATCCTGTCCAATTACCTTGGCTGCTATACAGAATATCTCTGTTGGTTCTAAGCCATTAGCTTCTATATCAAATGCTATCTTCATCCTTATTCCTCCTCTTCCTTAGTTTGTCAACCCTTTTCTTTAACTCTCTAAGTAATTTCCTACGTTGATACCTAGCTGACATTGGTTCATTTCCTCTGACAGGGTGACGAGCTGATATCTTCATGATAGTAACTCCTCTAAGTCTACGACCACTTCTGTTAGTCTACCTGTGTCGTTGTCATAATGTATATGTCCAGTCTCTCCAGTGTCACCTGTGTACCTGTTCTTTAGCACCCTTAGTTTGGTTACGTTCCTCATCCAGTCATCCTCGTGTTGCTGGTTTCTCTCTAGTGCTATCACTATGTTGGACAGCTGCGCTATGCCTTGGCTTCCACGTAAGTGTGTAAGCGATATCTCTCCACCTTCTTCGTGGGTAACACCTTGCTGTCTGCTTAGATGAGAGATAACAAACAAACCTATGTTGGTTTCTACTACTACTTCTCTAAGCTGTGTCATTAGTTGGTCTATACTTCTACGTTCATCTACCTTGGTATCACCTGACATCACAAGATTAAGGTGGTCTAAGATTATCCATCTAATGTTCTGTGCTTTAGCCATGAGTCTTATACGACTGACTATCTTTTCTACTGATAGTTCTTTACCTTCATACAATGACAATGCTTCTTCACCATCTTCTCGTTTGAATAGCTTATCAAAGGCTGCGGTAGCTTGATGCTCTGGGTAGTTTTGTCTGACTTCATCTAGGTGATAGGGTACTGATAGTTCTATACCTACTAAGCCATCGATAGTGCGCTCCGTGGTTTCCTCTAGATGTATGATGCCTACCTTATCTGTAGTAGTAGTAAGCAGGTGATGTTCTAACTCTCTGATAAGAGATGACTTACCCATACCTGTACCTGATGTGATAGTAACTAACTCACCTAGTCTAAAGCCTTTAGTCTTTTGATTAAGACACACCCAAGGATAAGGTATTGATTGTACACTCGGTCTACTTATCCAGCTATCTTTTATTTCTGTTGCACCTACTATATCACTAGGCATATAAGTCTTGGCTCGCCACCAACAGTTCTCTAAGTCTTTAACTAATCCTGCTTGTAGCATATCACTTACATCTTTATACCCATCTGGGTAAGACATTATCTTTATCTTATCTGGACTGAATATCTCTAGTACTTTATCAATAGCAACTTTACCTGCTTCATCATTATCAAAAGCAAGTACTATCTTATCAAAGGAATCAACAAACTCGAATGAATCTTTGAGTGACTTGACTACACTCTGCGCACCATTGCGTAAACTAACTGTCGCCCACTTACCATTGAACACTTCAGCTAGTGACATACAATCTATCTCACCCTCAGTGATAGTTAGGTACTTACCTCCAGCATCCCATAGACATTCACCAAACAAACCTACATCTTTAAAGCTGCCAGTTATGTGGAAGTTTTTAGTAGCTACATCTCTTGTCTTCCAAGCTGTAATCCTACATGACTTATCTGTGAATGGGTAGTGGTGTTTGATTACCTGACCGTTAGTGCCATACTCTACCTTGACTTTGTACTTGGTAGCTATGTCTTTGGATATCTTCCTGTCGGTTATGGCTGCGTGTACACCTTCGATTGCTGCTTCTGTGTTCTTCTTGAACCTAGGTTTGTAGCTTGGTGTTGTGTTGTTGTCTTCAAATACATGGTACTCACAAGCAAAGCAATGTGCTGCTCCACTTTCGTATACATGTAGGTTGTCACCTTTGGTATCGTTGCCTGATTCCCTGCACTTTGGACAGGGTTGTTTGGAATTGTGCGTTCCATCTTCTCTTTTCATATTATCCTCCTCCAAGGCTATAGTTTTATAGTTGATTACTTAGGGTAATCAATCCCA